ACTCGAAACACCTTTGTTATCTTCAAAAGTATTAATTTCGTCACCAATTTTACTATCTTTACCAAATGCACCAAAACCACCAGCCTTGAAGGTTGTATATTTGTGACCAGTAATTTGAATATAATCGTACCCAAAGGATGTAAGGTCTGCTTCTGGATATTTTAGTATTTCACCATCTTTAGCAAACTGACGAGTATAGAATGGATCATCTAAATCAAGTTCAGTGTTGGTAAATCCTATATTATCAAAAGTTGTTCCAAAAGGAAGTGCATCATCTGCTGTTCCTAAAAGTGCATCACCATCTAATGATCCAAAGTCTGTAAAAGTCAAACCACTAGAAAACCCATCAGGTGCTAAAAAACTATCAACACTACCATTAAAAATGTCACCACCAGTAAGAGTTCCATTACCTAAAGCACTACTATCAGATCCTTGTTCTCCACCACCACTTAACGGTGGATCATCACCGGTCGGTGGTGCCGGTGGTTCTTCAGTATTTGAAAGTGACTTATAACCAGGCTGTTGTTGTAATTCTTGAAATTGTTTTCTTGATGTACTACCGGAGAGGTTATTTTGTGCTAAATCTAAAGTTGCTTGTTTTACACCTTTGGTTAAGTTTGAATATTGTTGAGTATTTTTTCCTGTAAAAAGTTTATCGTATTGATTTTGATCTACTATGTTGGGTTGGTTACTTGAAGCATTATATTGGTATATTAATGATCTACTACCAAAAGCACCAACTGCATAAGTATCATAACTTCCATTTGACCTGTCAGTAATGACAACTACTTTTTGTTTACTCTCTGTTTGACCAGTTAGTGGGTTTCTTCTAGTACTAGTTTGATTTAAATCAAAGGTTGCCTGATACTTTGTTGGATCATTTCCACCCAAACTCTCCCAACCTGAAGTATCTTTACTTGCCACTATTTTATTTCTCCTAATAATGGTTACTAACCCGTTTAGTTATTTATTCTGAAACTTTGATAAGGAATCGCACGAAGTGTTTTAACTTCCATAGGGTCAACTACACGAAGAATCGAAGCTTCTTCCCAAGTATAGTTTCTAAAATCACCCCAATGATAGTTTAGACCACGAAAACCCCACTCATAAACACCAACACAAGCAATTAGTGGAAATTGGTCGTATTCAACTCTTGGAGTTTTTGCTTGATAGATGAATGTATAATACTTACCAACATCAGGAATGACTTCTACATCTGTTAGGATTTCCATGATTTCTAACATCATGTCATCAGGATCTGTCATACTTGAGATCCTATTCTCATCCTCTTCTTTAAATCTATTCATTTCTTCCAGTGGTAGAGTTCATCTTCAGTAATAATCTTAAACTCAATCAAATTATCCTTACAAAAATCAACTGCTGCCTTCCATTTTGCCTGATTGACTGCATAAGTCTTTGCTTCTAAAATAAATCCTTTAGTTACTCTTTTCTTTTTGACTGGTGGTAGAGTTTGTTTCTTGGGTTTGATTTCAATTACATACTTTTTTAGTTTACCACTCTTTTCTTTCACTTCAATCAGAAAGTCTGGATAGTACCTATGTGGTCTTCCATCAACTGGCGAAATATAAGGTATTGAGAACTCTTCTGATGCCCATTTCACTATATTTGGATTCACATCACAGTATCTACAAAACTGTCTTTCCCAAGAACTTCTACAAATAATATTGTTCGAATTGCCAAGGTATTTTTCAGGATGTGATGGTTTATAAATTGACTTTATACTTTGACCCATCTAATATACATAGTATTATAATGTAGAAATATTTAGATGCCTGGACCATATCCAAATTCAGTCAAAACATCGGCACTAAAGAGTAAAATTCTTCATGTTGCCCAGACATCTGTATATCAAGTCAAAGTTCAACCACCAATCAGTGTAATGACTTTCTTGAATGCAAGAAATTTCAATTATTATGCAGATGGTGAAAATGTTGAATTGATGTGTTCTGCCGCATCACTTCCTGGTGTAAATCTTTTCACTCATGAAGCAACAAATGATTTCACTGGTATGTCAGAAAAAATGGCATATCGAAAAGACTTTGGAAATACTCTTGATTTGACATTTATGGTCAATAATAGATATGATGTGATTGAATTGTTTGATGGTTGGGTTGATTTTATTGCAGGACAAAATGTGGATAATATTGGATACGAAAATTCCGCAGTATCTTATCGGATGAATTATCCCAATAGTTATAGAAGTCCGATACATGTAACCAAATTTGAAAAGAATGCAACGGCAGAAAGAAGACGTGCCAATGATAGTTATCAGTTACGATATACTTTTATCGACGCATTCCCGATTAGTATTGCACCAACTAGTGTGAGTTACGAAGCAAGTGATGTTTTAAAATATAATATCTCCATGTCTTATACCAGATATGTTAGAGAGCGTAGATTTGCCTAATAAATAGTTTCACTTATTATTGTAGTTTATTATGCCTTTGCCAAAGATTGTAACTCCTGAGTATGACTTGGTATTACCATCAACACAGAAGAAAATTACTTATAGACCCTTTCTAGTTAAAGAAGAAAAACTTCTAGTTCTTGCCCTTGAAAGTGAGAACACAAAACAGATTACAACTGCAATCAAATCTGTTCTGAAGAGTTGTATTCTTACGAGAGGTATTAAAGTAGAGAAACTTCCGACTTTTGATATTGAATATTTGTTCTTGAATATCAGAGCAAGGTCAGTTGGTGAAGAAGTTGAGGTAAAAATTGTGGCACCTGATGATGGTGAAACAAATGTAACAGTTACTATTGACCTTGAGGACATTCAAGTTCAAACTAACGAAAACCACACTAATAAGATTAAACTTGATGATACTTTGATGATGGAGATGAAGTATCCTTCATTGGAACAATTCATTTCAAACAACTTCGATTTTGAAGGTGAAACTGACATTAATCAATCATTTGAATTGATTGCTTCTTGTATTGATAAGATTTACAGTGAAGATGATGTTTGGTCTACTGATGATTGTACTAAAAAGGAAGTCGTTGACTTCTTGGAACAGATGAGTTCAACACAATTCAAAGAAATTGAACAATTCTTTGAGACTATGCCAAAACTATCTCATACAATTGAGATTACAAACCCAATCACTAAAGTAAAAAGTACTATCGTTTTGGAGGGTTTATCCAGTTTTTTCGCATAGGCATGATCCATATGGATCTAGAGAGTTATTTTAAATTAAACTTTGCGATGATGCAATACCACAAATACTCTCTCACTGAAATTGAAAATATGATGCCCTTTGAAAGAGACATTTACGTTGCTCTCTTACAACAACATTTAGAGGAAGAAGAACAAAAGCAAAAGGCAAGACAGAATGGCTAGAGATCCTAAAGTAACAAGAAAGGCTTATGAATATAAGTTAGGGAAGGATCTTGTCTCAAAATTAGATGATAAGCAGATACACTTACTGTCAGAATACTATAATTCTCTGAGCGATAAAGAGACTAGTGAGATTGATAGTAAGATTGTTCAGGGAAGAAACAATACTGAACTACATGAAATGGCCATAGGTATGGTCGAAGAAAATGAAAGTAAAAAAACTCCACCTAAACCAAAGGCGAAACCAAAAGCAAAGGTAACACCTAAACCAAAGGCAACACCAAAAGCACAACCCATTGAGGAAGCTTCAAATTTCATTCCGGCTACTGAGGAAGAAAAAGAAAAATATAGTGTTACTCCAGAAGAAGCTGAGAGAAGACATAAAGCGTTTGTAGATGCTCAGAATAAATCTAAAAAACCAGACAAGAAGGCTGTAACTGCCATTGTCAAGAAGTTTAGTGCAGAGAAGAAAGAAGATACTAAACAACAAACTACAAATGAAACTATTGATCCAACAATACTGAGAATGTTGGGTTTAGAAGATGCATTTGACCTTGATTACGATACTTATAAGACTCTTCTTCGTGAGAAGATGGCTGCAGGCAGAATGTCTAAAAGTCAGATTCCAACTGAAGAGACAGAACTTCTTACTAATGAATTTAAGAGAGTAAAGAGTAAGACTGGTAGGTTTAAACCAAAGAAAAAGACAGTTAATATCTCTAAGGTAGTTCAAAGTGGTAAAAAATATAACAAGTCTGCAGTCAATACACAAAAACTTTTAAGTGGTTCTAAAGAAGCAGAATCAACTAAGGTTCAAGTAAAAGGTGAGGCGGTTACAAATTCTTTCGAGAATATCAATCAAAGTTTACTTGGTATTGATAGTCTTCTTAAGGGGATATTGGGTGAAGAGAAGAAAGAGTCTGAACAAGAAGCAAAGACCGCAAGAAAGTCTGCACAAAAGGCAGAAGAAGAAAAGTCTGAAAGGAGTGCAAAGACGAAAGCAAATAAGGCTCTAAAGGGATTCAAAGCTCCGAAGATGGGTTTCCTTGATATGATCAAGAATTTCTTTAAGAATATCTTACTTGGCGGTTTTATACTGAAAGCACTTGATTGGTTTCAGAATGAAGAAAATCAAAAGAAAATTCAAAATGTAATTTCATTTATTACGGATAATCTAGATAAAATTCTTCTGGGTATTGCTGCAATAGTTGGAATTGGTATTGGAATGAAGATAGTTGGTTTCTTAACATTGTTTACTCCTCTTATAGGTGTAATGGTAGTTGCATTAAAGGGGTTAGTTGGTGTTTTATTGGCATTACCGGCGGTTATTGCAGGAATACCGGGAATTGTTCCTTTAGCAATAGTCGCCGGTACTGCCCTTTTGCTGAAAGGTTCATATGATTTAATTCGAAATTATGTTACAGGTGGAGAAGGTGCTACAAAAATTCTTGATAAATTAGACCAACAATTAGTAGATGCTGGTGTGAACCCAAATTCGGGTGCAGCAGTCTACCGTCCAGGTGCAAAAAAATTACCCGGTCCAGGTGGAACCGGGTATGAGAGAACACCAGAACAGGAAAAACTTTACCAAGAAGTTCTAGAAAAAAGAAAGGCTCTTACTGCAATAAAGAATGAACGAAATGCAAATAAAGAAGCTATTGATACTGACTTTGAAGCTAGAATTCGTAAAGTTGAAGATGATCCAAATAATTTTACACCAGGTGCATTTGGTAGTAAGACTTTAACACAAGAGGCTAAAGATGAAATAGCAAAACTCAAAAGACTTCAAAGTAAACGAAAATTGAGACAAGATCTTCTTATGAGACTTGCGATGGTCAATTTCTTAAATCCAGAGGTT